AAATAAAGATTCCGAAAAGGATAAAAAAACAACTGGCATTTCTCCTAGCGAGCAAGCATTAGGTGCTGCTGGAGGTATATCTGTTGGTCAGGCTGGCGATAAAACTTTATCAGGCCTTCCTAAAGGATTTCAAATAAGTGGTTCTGGAGCAGCAACATTTGAAAAAGGTGCTGGTGCACAAAGTCTTGCTAACTTAAGTCCAGAAAATAGAGCGGCCTTACTCTTAAATATGGGTAGAATTCCTGGATTATATTCAGCAGGCATGGCTCCAAATCCAGACTTTATTGGCAAAATGCTTAAAGATGGAAAAATTATTCCACGAGTAGAAGATTTAGCAGCATTAGATAAAGTTGCGGGAATTGCTGACTGGTCTGGTGATACAATCAGTAATACAGTTATTAAGTTTGCTAATAATCCTAGTTTAGCAGAACAGTTTTTTGGTAAAGTAAGTACAGTTCCTAAGGCGGTATCATCTCCCGCTGCCCTAGAGGCAGAACTTAATGATAAGTTCTTAGACATATTTGAAACTAGAGCAGACAAGAATATAGTCAAGGCATACGCTAAAGAAGTTAATACTCTTGAGGCTAAGGGTGGTGCTAGTGCTCAACAAAAAGAAGATATACTTTTAAAGTATATTCAAAGGAAAGCCAACGAGCAATTTAATATTGGGCAAACTGGTATGGTTCCAGGAGTTGCTGATAAGGGTGCATTAGGCAGAAGAGTTAGAACTCTTAGGGCTGCTTATGATGAAAATGGTATACCCATTGATGAAAGACAAATTTACAATAAAGCAGTTCAAACATTAAGAAGTCAAGAGGCCTATCAAAACGAAATTGATAGCGTCACGATGCAGGCAAGTGTGGTTATGCCAGCATTTAAAGACTTGCTTGCACAGGGTAAAACGGCAAGACAGATTCTTTCCCCTTGGATTAATACCAGAGCACAGGTTCTTGGTATACCAGCAGACCAGATTAAAGTGTCTGATATGTATGACATTGGTTCTGGAACTGCACCTAAATCTATACAGGATTACAAGAAAGAATTATACAGAAGTCCAGAGTTTAAGAAGACAGATGCTTACAAAGAGCGGTCTTTGGGTGATTTCCAGGCTCTATTAAAAGCATTTAACATAGGATAGGGAAACAATGGCCATAAATGTACGCAAGGAGTTTGAGAAGAGAGAGGCTGCTAAGCCATCTACTCCTAAACCACCTGTCCAAACAAACACGGCAAATCAAAGAGAGAGCAGAACTCCTGCCCCAGCACCAGTAAATCAAAGGGAAAGCAGGGTGCCTGCCCCAGCATTTACTCAAACTTTAAACCTTTATGGAACACCAGCAACCAGCGCTAGAACAGCGGATAAACAACCAGTAGTTTCAAAGTCTACAACTACCAAAACAGATGCTCAAATTAACGCAGAGTTGGCAGCGGTTCAGGCTGGATTAGATGAGATATTAAAAAATGTAGAAGCATTTGGTGCATCTTATGGTGCGGGTGGAACAACAACTGGAGCAGGTGCAACAACTACTCAAGCAACTACCACTCCAACCCCAGCAAAAAAAGAAGTTATACCTAATGTTGCCTATGATACAATTCAAAAGATACTTGAATCATATAGAATTACAGGACTTGCTTCAGTATTAGAAACTATCCGAGATGAATATCCTGAGATTAGTAGCACTGAATTAATAACATTATTACAGTTTGACCCTAGATATAATGCTAAGTTTAACGAAAGATTTGCTGCTAACGTAGCAAGACAGAAGGCTGGTAAGCCTGTTTATTCTCCTGGTGAATACCTTGCATTAGAGCAAGGATTTCAAAAAGTGTTTGATTCCTATAACTTACCTACATTTAAAACTCAGGCATATTATGATAAGTTTATTGAGACAGATGTTGATGTGGTAGATGTTACTGAAAGAGTTCAATTAGCATACGATAGAATTCTTGGTGATGTTGCAACAAAGTCTGCTTTCCAAAAATTCTTTTCATCGTTGGGTTTTTCAGACATTGTTGCTGGTATGCTTGACCCAGTCAATCAATTACCTGCACTTCAACAGAAGGTTAAGGCTGCAGAAATTGGCGGTGCTGCACTACGTCAAGGACTTACAGCCAGTGAACTAGCAACTACCCCAGAAACAACTACTGGGTTTACCAATGTAACTACTGCTACGCTAGGGGCAGATGTACTTGCCAAAGAAGGTGTTACTAAACAACAAGCAGAAAAAGGATATCAAACTATTGCTGGAATACTTCCTGATATAGAGAAGTTGAGTTCTATCTATGGAAAGACTGAAGCACAATATGGTAGAAAAGAAGCCGAGCAAGAGATATTCCAAGGCTTAGCATCTGCTGCTCGTAAGAGAGAAAGAATTACCGAACTTGAAAAAGCACAGTTTACAGGGCGTTCAGGTCTTGGTAAGGGCGCATTAAAAGCAACACCAATTATATAACTAGAATCCTGCACGGACCTATCGGCCCTCGTGTGGTGTATAAGACCGATAGCAAGAGCCAGCCAGTTTCCCCGAACTGAACTGAGGCTTGCGACTAATCAACGAATAGAAGGGTGGGTTGCTATGAGCAACAACTACTGGGAAGACGAAGACGACGACCTAGATACAGACACAGATACACAAATGGATGGAAGTGACTTACTTAAAAAGTTACGAAAAGCCAAGCGTGCAGATGAAAAACGTATCAAGGAACTTACTGAGCAACTTGAGGGATTATCCAAGGTGCAGCGTGAGCGAGTTGTTAAAGAAGTCCTAGAAAAGAAGGGTGTCAACGCAAAGGCTGCAAGACTTGTTCTTAAAGACTTAGATGACGTTAACGAGGAGTCGGTGAATAACTGGCTTGATGATAACGCTGATTTATTTGGAATTAAGATTAACAAGGAAGAGCCTAAAGTTAGTGAGATAGATAAGGCTGCCTTAAGACAGCAAGATGTACTTACTCAAAATGCTATGACCCCGGACCGAGCAGAGGATTTAAATCTTCGCATCGATAATGCAGATTCAATGGATGCATTGTTGGATGTACTTCGCTCACAATAATTCCGTTCATAGTCACTTGGAGGTGACGATATGGCATATGTATCAACAGACTCCGCTTCTTTAGGCGGAACCGCTGGTGGTGCTGGTCTAGTCCAGAAGGCGTATGACCGTCTTCTAGAATTCGCTCTCCGTTCTGAACCACTAATTCGTTCAGTCGCAGATAAGCGTCCAGCACGTCAAGCAATCCCTGGCTCAACCGTTGTTCTACAACGCTATGTTGACCTTTCAGCAGCAACAACTGCTCTGACAGAGACAACTGACCCAGATGCAGTAGCAATGTCAACACCAACATCAGTAACCATTACTCTTAACGAGTACGGTAACTCAGTGTTGGTAACACGTGCATTAGAGTTATTCTCTCTTGCAGATGTAGACCCTGCAATTGCAAACATTATTGCGTTCAACTTGGCAGATTCTATTGACTCCGTAGCAATGACAACATTGCGTGGCGGTTCAAACGTAATCTACTCAGGTTCAACTGCAACATCAACAGCAACAGTTACTGCTGCTGCAACACTTTCATCTGCAAACCTACGCAAGGCTGTAGCCAAGTTACGTGCTAACAAGGCTGTTGGTCGCAAGGGTTCACTATACTGGACAGGTATTCACCCAGAAGTATCCCACGACCTACGTGCTGAGACAGGTTCAGCAGGATGGTTACTACCTAACCAATACGGTTCTTCACAAGACCGCATTTGGGCAGGAGAAATCGGAACATACGAGGGTGCATACTTCGTAGAATCCGCACGTCTATACAACGCAACAGATGGTGCTTCATCTGCTCGTGTATACCGCACAATCGTTTGCGGACAGCAAGCACTTGCTGAGGCAGTGGCAGAAGAGCCACACGTAGTTATCGGACCAGTAGTTGACCGCTTGATGCGTCACCGCCCAATGGGTTGGTACGGCGTATTAGGATTTGCTCGCTACCGTGAAGAGGCACTATACAGAATCGAATCAGGTTCTTCAATCGCTTAGTTGATTGACGCTGTAGCAGGAGTAGGAATATTCCTGCTACGGAGTAAGTTCATTAAGGAGAACAATGGCAAATTATACATTTACTACACCAGTTGTAGAAGAGGCACCTATTGGAAAACATAGGTTGTTTTACTTTTATAAGCAGGATAAAGGTGTAAGTATTGCCAAAAGTGGTGGAACTTATTCTAAAGTAAGATATATATTAGACGAAGATATAGCAGACTATGATGAGTTTTATCGTGGTGGATATGAACACACGGTAGATGATACTGTCAAGGCAGCATTAATAGCATCGGGTTTAGGGATAACTGAGGCAAACTTTACAGTAATATAAGGGGATATATGAAACACTGGGAGCATCATCCAGAACCAATTGATGGATGTTTTGGATGTAAAGGGTTAAGTCTTCAAATGAATACTGGAGATGCAACAAGAGATATTCCAGATAAGAAATGGACCAGCGAGTTGCAGGCTTATCGGGACGCAAGAGCGCAAGGAATACAACCAGCAGGAACAACTATGCGTCACATACAAGAAGCGCATAGGGCTTCAGAAGTATTAGGTAAAGCGTATGATGCGGACACTATGCCTAAGACTAAAGATATAACTCCAAAAGCCGCAACCATAATGAAAGAGATAGGACAAATATAATGCCAATGGTAAATGGAAAAGAGTACTCATACTCTAAAAAAGGAATGGCTATGGCTAAGAAAGCAGCCAAGAAGTCAGGCAAGAAAATGGTTATGAAGAAAGCAGTTATAAAGAAAATGGGCAAGAAGAAGTAATATGGCAACTCCAAAACCTAAACCATATAAAGGCGATACTAAAAAACCAGCGCCTTATAAAGGTGATACCAAAAAACCTGCACCTTACACAGGTGAGGCAGCGAAGAAAAGATATCAAGAAGAAACATCTCCTGACGGTATGGCTGCAGCAAATGCTGCTGCTAAAAAAGCACTTGAAGATAAATACCCAGATATGTTTATTCCTGGAACTCGCAAGACTGCTGGTTTGAACAGAGCAAGATAATGTCATCGGGTCAACGCAAGCGTCACGACGGTTGGAACAAATCTATTATGCGGGACGGCGTAGTGGTTATTCTTCGTAAAGATGGTTCCGAAAAAGTTCGCCTTGACCCTAAGACAAAAGAAACATTAAAGGGGAGCAAATGAAAGATTCAAGATTACAAAGGGCTGGAGTATCTGGTTTTAATAAGCCAAAGCGTACTCCTAATCATCCAAAGAAGTCACACGTAGTTGTGGCTAAAGTTGGAGATAAAGTAAAGACTATCCGATTTGGTGAGCAAGGTGCTAAAACAGCAGGTGCTCCTAAGGCTGGTGAGTCTGAGCGTATGAAGATGAAACGTAAGTCTTTCAAGGCAAGACATTCTAAGAATATTGCTAAAGGCAAGATGTCTGCAGCATATTGGGCGGATAAAGTAAAGTGGTAGCAAAGAAAAAGGCTAAGTCTAAAGTCAATGCTGCTGGTAATTATACAAAGCCTGGTATGAGAGCAGCACTATTTAAGAAGATTAAGGCTGGTTCTAAGGG